AGTTCTGCCAGGAGGCCCGAACCACCTTCACCCCGGTCACCTACACCCACCGGGTCAAGGTCAACGGGCGTCACGCCCGCCCCCAACGACTCCCCCTCATCGCCGTCACCTCCGTCGTCGACGACGACGCCCAGCCCGTACCGTTCACCCTCCGCCACGGCTACGTCGACGTCGACCTCCCCTCGGACCGGTTCGTCACCATGATCTACCAGGCCGGCTACACCGAGGTCCCCGACGTCGTCGCCGCCCAGATCGCCGACTCCGTAGCCCGGATCCTCAAGATCGACCCCAAGGCCGCCGCCGGCGCCACCCAGGCCAGCACAACCACCGGCCCCTTCTCCCAGTCCGCGACCTTCGCGTCCTGGACCATCGGCGGCCAGGCGATGCTCTCACCCGACGACATCGCCCTGGCCCGCCAGTACCGCCCCCGCCGAAACGGCAACGTCTGGGTGGCAGGCACACGATGAGCATCATCGACGCCTTCCCCCGCAGCTGGGTCGTCGACATCCAGGTCACCGGCCCCACCCACCGCAACGCCGACGGCTACCTGACCACCACGGGCGACCCGGTCACCATCGAAGGCTGCCTCCTTGCCCCCGGCAGCTCCGATGCCACCGGCATGACCGACAGGGCAACCGTCGAGGCCCCCGACGACACCGCCACCCTCTACACCCCACCAGACGCACGGATCCGCCAACGCGACACCGTCACCGTCCCCACCACCCACGCGCTCGCGGGCAGATGGACGGTCGAGGCGACCCCGGCCCCCTACCCCCTGGGTCTGGCCGTCCCCCTCGCGAGGAGATGAGCCGTGTCCACGAGCTTCAAACCCAACAGCGCCGGTATCGCCGCCCTTCTGGTCTCCGGACCCATGCAGGCAGCCATGCTCGCCGCCGGCCAGGACGTCGCAGCCGAGGCCGCCCGCCGCGCCCCCAGAGCCTCAGGCGCCCTGGCCGCCTCCTTCCACACCGAGCCCACCACCGCCACCATCAAGACCAGAGGCGGCACCAGTCGCCGCGCCTCCGGCCGCGTCATCGCCGACGTCCCCCACGCCGCCGCCACCGAGTTCGGCCACGCCACCCAGGCCGGCACTCCCGTACCCGGAGCCCACACGCTCGGCCTCCTCGCAGCCGCCAAGTCCGCCCGAGGCAGGAGACGCACATGACCACCTTCACCGACCCCGTCGCCGTCCTACGAGCCGCCACCACCCAGGCCACCGCAGCCCCCACCACCAGGATCCTGGACGCCGCCTTCACCACCGGCCCCATGCCCCTGGCCCACGTCCACCTCCTCAACACAGGCCCCACCGACGACGTCGACCGCACCGACACCATCGGCATCGACATCTACGCCACCACCCCCACAGGCCCCCACCAGGACGGCGCCACCGCGCTCGCGGAGCGTCTGCTGTCCACCCTGGGTGAGTCGCCGGTGGTGACCAGTGAGGGCTTCGTGGACTCCGTGGAGGTGACGAGCTGCCTGGGGGTGCGCCCTTACTTCGAGGCGGTTGAGGTCGTCTCGATGGTCCTGTCCGTCACTCACCGTCCGCTCACCTGACCCCGCTCCGAAAGGAACTCGCCTCATGGCAACCACCACCATCGCCGCGCTGAAGAAGAAGCACAACCGGCGTGGCAACGTCCGCAAGGGTCTGAACGCCGTCGCGTTCCTGGCTCCTACCACCATCGAACTGCCCGATGCCCTGACCGACGCCGGTGGCCAGCTCAAGGAGCTGCCTGCCGGCTGGCTGCCGGTCGGCCTGCTGACCAAGGACGGCATGGCGTTCTCCGCCGACGCCAGCGTCGAGGAGGTCGAGGCGCTCGGCTACGTCGAGTCCGTGCGCACCGACCTGGTCAAGGCTCCCAAGACCGTCAAGTTCAGTGTGCTCGAGCCCTACCGCAAGCACCTGCAGCAGCTCGTCTACGGCGTCGACCTCTCCCAGGTCAAGGCCAACAAGGACACCGGCGAGATCGTCTTCGACGAGGCCCCGTTGCCCCTGCTCGAGGAGTTCCGGCTGCTCACCATCATGTCCGACGGCCCTGCCGACGACGAGTGGCTTGTCGGCCGGGGCTTCCCCCGAGTCAAGCTCTCCACGATCCCCGAGGAGGCGTGGAAGTCGTCCGACCCGGTCCAGTTCGACCTGGAGCTTTCCGTGTTCTCCGACGAGGTCCTGGGCACGCCCTGCCGCCACTACCTGGGCGGTACTGGTGCGATCAAGCACCTGGACGCCATCGGCTTCGAGAAGGCCGCCTGAGCTCGGCCTCTCGCCTCATCGTCGAGCCGGCGGCCGCTGATCTCCCCGGCCGCCGGCTCGACCACCACCCCACACGGGAGATCCCGCACGCAAGGAGGAACCCGTGCCCGCACTGACCAAGACCATCACGACCGACGACGGTGAGGACCTCACCCTCGAGCGCGTCACCGACGACCCCGCCGAGATCACCACCCTGCGAGCCTCGGGCTGGGAGCAGGTTTCCGACGACACCGATGACGAGGCCGGATCGGACCCCAAACCCACTCCGCCCGCACCGCCCGTGCCGGCAGCTTTGACCAACGCCCTCACCAAGCTGTCCTGACCACCAACCACACAAGGGAGATCACCCATGGCCACGAAGCCGACCCTGACCCTGTCCGCCCTGGAGAAGATCGACGGCGCCGCCGACCCGGAACCCTTCACCCTCGGGCTCAAGTCCAAGATCGTCACCTTCCCCGACCCCTTCGCGCTGAGCATCGAGGAGAGCGAGAGCCTCATGGCCGACCTTGAGGGGACCACGTCGATCAAGGCGACCCTGAACCGGTGGCTCAGCGAGGAGGACGCCGAGCTCGTCATCAAGAGCCTCAGCGTCCGCAAGACCCGAGTCCTGCTCGCGCAGGTCAGGAAGCACTACGCGTCGTTCCTGGGCGACGAGGGGGAAGGCAGCGCCTCCGCGACCGCCTGACCCGGTACCGGAGGCCCATCACCCAGGACCTCGCGGAACAGGGCTGGGACATGCCGGCCCTGTTCCGCGCGCGGCGCTGGACCTTCCTGCTCGACCTCATCGACGGACTGCCCAGCCACTCGCGCACCATCTCAGCCATCCTCAACGACACCGACCGGGCCGAGCTGATGGCCGAGACGATCCTCGCCCAGGAGGACGAGGACGACGACGTCGGGGAGGAGAGCACCTCTCTGGTCGGTCAGACCCCAGAGGTCCGCATACTCCAGGACATCGCCGACATCCTCATCGCCACAGCCGGCGGCAAGGAGACCTACCCCCGGCCCGTCCCCGTCGTGACCGCCGTCGTCGAGGAGATGCGTACCTCCCAGACGCTGGCGGCCGCGAACGACGTCATCGCCGTCATGACCCCCTGGGCGCTCGAGTAACCCGCCCCATAGGGGCACCACGCAGCTCACGAGAGGTGGTGGTGCCCCCATGGCAGGCTTCCAGGCAGGCACCGTCTTCGTCGACGTCGTCCCCTCCATGAAGGGCTTCCTCAAGGAGATCAACGCCGACGTCAAGGCCCAGATGCCCACGGCCGGCAACGAGGCGGCCCGCTCCTTTGCCGACGCCTTCAGGAAGACCACCTCCACCACCGGCGCCGACATCGCCAACTCCTTCGCCGACCCGCTCGGCAAGACCACCGCCCGCCTCAAGCAGGAGGCAACTGCCGCCGGCCAGGCGCTCGCCTCCGCACAGAAGGAGGTCGCCGCCTCCTCGGGCAACCTGGCACAGGCCCGCAGCCGCGAGGAGGCCGCCGCCAAGTCCCTGGTCACCGCGGAGAACACCCTCCACCAGGCCCGTTCCTCAGGCAACACCGCCCAGATCGCACGCGCCGAGGAGGGCTACGCCCAGGCCCTGGACCGCTCGAAGGCGGCGAACAAGGCTGCGGACCAGGCCGCAGCCGACCACTCCCGGGTCATGGGCAAGGTCGAGACCGCCGCACGCGACACGGACCAGGCCGTCGGCGCCCTGGCCTCCAAGACGGGCAAGACCAAGCGTGAGGTCGCCGAGGCCAACCCCGCGCTGAAGACGTACGCCACCAACCTCGACCACGTCGACACAGCTGCAGAGAAGGCCGGCGCGGCCACCGCTCAGACGGGCGCCAAGGTCTCCTCCGTCAGTTCCTTGGCCCGCTCGGCGATCGCTCCAATGCTCGCCCTCGGCGCGGCCGTCGGAATCGGCGGCTTCGCCTCAGAGGCCATTGAGGCGTCCGACGCCACCGACAAGTTCGTCTCCACGCTCCAGTTCGCCGGCCTGGACACCTCGACCATTGACCGGCTCAAGGAGTCTGCCCAGAAGTACGCTGACGAGACCGTTTACGACCTGGCCGATATTCAGCAGATCACCGCGCAGCTGGCGTCAAACGGCGTCGATGGATTCGACAAGCTGGCAGAGGCGGCAGGCAATTTAAATGCTGTCGCAGGCGGAAATGCGGACACTTTCAAGTCCGTCGGAATGGTTATGACCCAGACCGCCGGGCAAGGAAAGCTAACGACGGAAAATTTTAATCAACTTTCCGACGCCATTCCTGGTGCTTCTGGGAAAATCCAGAAGGCCCTGCTCGATATGGGCGCCTACACCGGCAATTTCAGGGACGCACTGCAGAAAGGGGAGATCTCGGCTGACGAGTTCAACGCCGCGATCCTCCAGCTCGGCTCCGACGAGACGGCGGTCGCGGCCGCCAGGTCCACCAAAACGATCGAGGGCGCCGCAGGCAACCTCCAGGCCACCGTCGTCGGCGCGATCAAGGACCTCATCGACTACGTCAAGCCTGCCATCACCGGACTGATGGGGTGGCTGGCCGATGCCATCGGCGGATCCGTCACCTGGATCAAGCAGCACAAGGATGAGATGCAGGCCCTCGCCATCGGCGTGGGCGTCGCCGTCGCCGCGTACGCGGGCTTCTCCATCATCCCCACGGTCATCGGCTGGATCAAGGGCCTCACCCTGGTCCAGCACGGCCTGAACGCGGCGTTCAAGGCCAACCCCATCGGATTCGTCGTCACCGCGATCGCCCTGTTGGTCACCGGCCTGGTGCTCCTGTACAAGAAGAACGAGGCCTTCCGCCTCAAGGTGCAGGAGCTCGGCAGGACCGTCGTCGAGATCTGGCAGCAACACATTCAGCCGGCCATCTCGGCTGTATGGGAGTGGATCTCCAGGACCCTGCTTCCCGGCATCCAGTCGATCTGGAATCTCCTAACGAAGGGGGATTTCGACGGGAACCTGTTCGGGTTGGAGGAGGACTCCGCGTTCGTCGATTTCCTCCTGGCCCTGCGTGAGGGGGCGATCGCGACCGGGGAGGCGATCTCGAACGCCTGGACCAACGTCATCCAGCCGGCCCTGTCTGACCTCTGGTCATGGGTCACGGGGACCCTGGCGCCGGCGCTAGCGGACTTCTGGACCGGTGTGGTCCAGCCTCTCTGGAACGGGTTCGCCACTGTTGTCTCTACGGCCTGGACGAGCGTCATCTCGCCGGTGCTGAGCGGACTGTGGGCGTTCATCTCGAACGTGCTGATCCCGGTGCTCCAGTTCCTCTGGACGAACGTGGTCCAGCCTCTCTGGAACGGGTTCGCCACGGTGGTCTCCACGGCCTGGAACTCGGTGATATACCCGGCCCTGTCTGCCTTGTGGGGTTGGCTGACGACTTCCCTGGTGCCGGCGCTGCAGGGGCTGTGGAACACGGTCCAGCCCGTGTGGCAGTCGATCTCCTCGGTGATCTCAGACGCTTGGAACTCGGTGATCTATCCGGCTCTGTCGGCGTTCTGGGGGTGGGTCAAGAACACGCTGGCGCCCGCGCTCCAGGAGTTCTGGACCAGCGTGGTTCAGCCGGTGTGGTCAGCCGTCTCCAGCTTCATCGCCTCGGCCTGGGCCAACGTCATCTCCCCGGCTCTGTCGGCGATGTGGTCGTTCATCACCGGGGTGCTTGTACCGATCATTCAGTTCCTGTGGGCCAACGTGGTGCAGCCGGTCTTCCGGCTCATCGGCGCTGCGATCCAGACCGCATGGGAGTGGGTCATCAAGCCTGCGCTTATGGGCCTGTGGGCGTTCATCTCGAACGTCCTGGCACCGATCTTCACCTTCCTCTGGACGAACGTGGTCAAGCCGGTCTGGCAGGGTATCTCCACGACCATCTCCACGGTAGTGAACTTCCTGTCTAATACCGTCTTCCCGAAGATCAAGACCGGCGTACAGACGGCGATGAACGCCATCAAGGGCGCCGCAGCGACACCGATCAACTTCGTGATCGGCACGGTTTATCGCGACGGCATCAAGAAGGCGTTCGACACGATCGCTGAGAAGGTCGGCCTGTCATTGCGCCTGCCGAGCGTGAGCACGATCCCGGGGTACGCCTCGGGTGGCCAGTGGCAGACCATGACGCCCGGCTACACCCCGGGCAGGGATGTGTTCACCTTCTTCTCACCCGACGGCGGCGGCTCCCTGCGCTTGTCGGGCGGAGAGGGGATCATCCGGCCGGACTCGCTGCGGGCCCTGGGCGGCAAGCCTTGGCTGGATCGGGTCAACGCCTCTCGGGGCAAGGGCCTGGCCAATGTCGGTGACACCGGCACGAGACGTGGTCAGGTCGCCTTCGCCAAGGGAGGTATCTGGGACCGCGTCAAGGGATCGGTGTCCTCGTCGATCAGCTGGGTGAAGAACACGGCCTCGGCGGTCGCGGACATAGTCTCCGACCCGATCGGTGCGGTCACTGACCTGGTGATCTCCCCAGCGAAGGCGCTCCTCAAGTCTGTCGGCTCGAGCTTCTGGGCGCAGACGGTGGGCGCGATGCCGCCCTTGTGGTTCGAGTCGTTGAAGAACCTCTTCAAGTCCAAGACCGAGGCGGCAGGCCTGTCTGGCGGCTCCGGCTTGGTCGGGGCCGCACGCAAGGCAATAGGTGTGCCCTACGTCTGGGGTGGCAGCTCGATTCCGCCGGGTCTGGATTGCAGCGGCCTGGTCTACTGGGCTGCGAAGCAGCTCGGACTGGGCTGGCCGAGGCTGACTGCGGCCGGATACCAGTCCGGGTCGACGCCGATCTCATGGAACGCGGCCGTGCCCGGCGATCTCCTGTTCTGGGGTTCGCCGGCGCACCATGTCGCCATCTTCGCCGGCGGCGGCAAGATGGTTGAGGAGCCTCGGGAGGGGCTGTCCGGCCGTGAGATCTCCATCTGGGGCTCCCCCACGGTCGGCCGCTACGGTGGCGCCCGGAAGTACGACGCCGGCGGCTGGCTGCCCCCGGGTGCGCACACCGCGGTCAACCAGACCCGCAGCCGGGAGGCGGTCCTGACCGCACGGCAGTGGTCGGATGTCTCCAAGCTCGCCGCCCAGGGGGCCTCGAACGAGGCTCTGCTGGCAGGTCTGGACGGAACTGAGGTCCGCCTCGTCGTCGATGACTCCACGGCACTGGACGCGCATGTTGAGGTTGTCGCCGCCGGGGTCCTGGATCGCCGCGCACGGACTCTGGGAAGGGGACGACGCTGATGACCCGGACGAACCTCCTGCTCAACGGGGCATTCGGAAGCGGAGTGACCGGCTGGACTGCCGAGCAGGCGACGATCTCCGCAGATTCCGGGCGGATGCGGGTGATCCCGTCGTCGAGCTCGTGGACGGTGTCCTCGGACTCGACGCCGGTGACCCCGGGCCAGTGGGTGTCCCTGGCTGCGGACATCACTGCCGGCGATTCCCCGGTGGACCTGTGTCTGCGGTTTGTCGGCACAGACGGCCCGGCACCGAGGGCGTCCGCTCCCGCCGGGAGCACGGGCCGCGTCGTCGTGACCGCGCAGGCACCGGCTGGCGCCACCACGGTGCAAGCTGCCCTGTCCGCTTCAACCGGCGGCGTGGCTGCCGCCTATCCTCCGCTCTCGTCTCGGGACGCGTGGGAGCTGGGAGCTGCGGTCCAGGCCGCTGATGGAGTCGCCGCCGGGGCCTGGGTCGTGCCAGCGGGGGCCGATGTGTCTGATGGGAAGGCGACTGTCACCGGGACTCTCAGCATGGGCGTCCCAGCGGCGGCTGTCGCCGGCCACACCCTGGGCCTGTCGTGGAGCGCCTCGACGACCGTGGCTGGAGCCCTCGTCCAGCGAGGCGGCTTCTATGGTGTCACTGTCGACGGCATTCTGAAGAAGTCCTACCTCGCCAGGGGCTTCCAGGGTCTGACGGATACGGAGACCACCTATCAGGACTCCGTCACCATCCCTTCAGCCGAGACCCTGGCTGAAGACGGCGTCGAGGTCGTCTACCCGGTCGTCTTTCTTGCGGCAGGGGTGACATTCACCCGCGTCGAGGTGTTGGACGAGACCACCCAGACCCTCTGGGCAGACAACACGATCCTCCAGGTCGGGGACACGCAGGGGGACGTATCGGACACGTCCTTCTTCGACGGCGACACCCGCCCGGTCAGGATCGGCGACACTGGGAAGGCATTGGTCTACTCCTGGACCGGGGTTCCGGGAGGCTCTCCGTCGCGTGAAGAGGTCGGCCGGTGGCCGATCTTCACCCTGACCGCGATCATCCCCGACGGGGACGCCCCAGTCGTGCAGGTGATCGTGCCTGGCCTCTATGCGCGATCGGGAACCCAGGTGAGAGTCACCGGCCACGCGGAGAACGGGTTCTCCTGGACGGTGCGTGGCAGCGGCAGCATGGGCAACGACTCCCAGCTGGTGCTCGGTGACGCGCTTGCACCCGTCAACACGCCGTTGACGTACCGCATCGTGCGGTCTTGGGACGGGCAGACGGTCGAGTCGACGCCGGTGACACGCCCGTGGTCGGGGCGGTCGCTGATGACCGACGTCATCGGGGGCGGCCGCCTGGATCTGATCTGGCAGGGAGACGACTCTCGTGCGCCGGACCAGCGGATCACTGCTCATGAGATCCCTGGGCGCCCAACTCCGGTGTTGGCCTTCGCCCCAGTCATGGGGGCTGGCACAGTCTCGCTGACGGCCCGCACGAGCGGGGCTCACACGCAGACGATGACAGCTCTGGCCGCCCGCCCGACTATCGCAGTCCTGTTCCACAATCCTGCCAGGTGCTTCCAGTGCCGCCGCGGGGTCTGCGACGTACCGCTGACGACGGTCATGGCACTGACTTCGGTGTCGCAGGCGCGCACGCCCCGCCAGGATCAAGCGGAGCGGGCGTGGACCATCAAAGGAACCATCTGCTCGGTCCCGGAGCCGCAGCGCATCGTCGGCCTGTCCGTCTGGGACGACTTCGACGCGGCGGCTCTAACCTGGGTACGCCTCGACGCCATGGGCCTGTCCTGGGACGACTTCGACGCCACAATCTGGCAGGAGGTCCGGTAGCCGATGCTCCAGCGCCCCAAGATTCCCTCCGACGCCCTGAGCAGCGCGTTCTCCTGGGAGGCTCGCGTGGACTCATGGCTCGGCCAGACCTGGCTGGGCCGGGTGCCCGTCAAGGCCGGATCCGTCACCTGGACGACCAGCCAGCAGGTCCAGGGCACCCTTAGCCTGACAGTGCCCAGGATCGGCGCCGTCAGCCAAGATGAAGGAGCCCGCGACTGGACCCCGCTCGCGCCTGACTCCCCGCTCGCAGCCATGGGACAGGTCCTCCATGTGCAGGTGACCGTCGCTTCCCTCGTCTCCACCGACCGATGGGACATCCCCCTCGGCCGTTTCCTCATCACCCAGTGGGAGGTCGGGGCAACCGATATCCGCATCACGGGCAAGTCACTGCTCCAGCACCTTGAGGACGACCGCCTCACCTCACCGACCGTCCCCTACTCGGGCGGCACACTCGCCTCCGAGCTGCGCCGCCTGGTGGGAGGCCACATGGGCGTCATCGTCAGTGACGCTCTCACCAACCGGCCCTGTCCCTCGATGTCCTGGGGAGAGTCCCGCATCGACGCCGTCTACGAGATCGCCGACGCCTGGCCGGCCCGCCTGCGCGAGGGCCCCGATGGGGTCCTCTACGTCCTCCCGCCCGTTCCGGCTATTACCGAGCACCCGGAGACAACCCTGACCGACGGCGACGCCGGCACCGTCATCGGCGTCACCCGCCAAGGCTCCCGCGCCGGGATATTCAACCGCATCGTCGCCCGAGGACAGGAGCAGGACGATGCTGGGCAACCGCGCTTCCAGGCCATCATCGACCAAACCACCGGCCCCCTACGCACCTCCGGCCCCTACGGCATCGTCACCAAGTTCTTCAGCTCACCCCTCATCACCTCCAAACAGGCGGCACTCAACTCCGCCACCACGATGCTCGCCACCTCAGTCAGACAGAAGACCACGGTCCCCGTCACCCACACACCGAACCCGACTCTCACTCTGGACACCCCGGTCGAGCTCATCACCGCCAACATCGACGGCGCAGCCACGATCACCCAGTGGGGAATCGTCACTTCAACCGAGATCCCCCTCGTCTACAGCGGGACCTCACGCTCCGACGTCGAGGTGGTGACCACAGCATGAGCCTGCCCATCCTCGACCTCCTCAGCTCCGCGCCAGCAGACGAAGGACCACGCCCAGGATCCGACCGCGCCATGATCGCCGTCGCCCGCGTGCTCGACGTCGCCAACGGCGGCACCACAGTCACCGTCTCTCTCCTCGGCTCCGCGGGCATCACCCTGCCAGCCACCGCCTCCACCTGGACAGGCGTCGAAACTGCCTACGTCCTCCTCGACCCCGACACCGGACGCCCAATCCACGTCCTCGGCCCAGCCCCAGCCCCCAAGACCGGCCCGATGTCCTTCAGCCCACCCGAGGCCACCACCAACACCGTCACCTGCACCGCCCACCCCACCTGGACCGGCACCCACGCCCCAACCGGATGGAACCGCTTCAGCGCCGCCATTGTCGGCCACCCCCGCGACCTCAACCAAGGAGACGCCGGCACCGGCACCCTGACAGGCCTAGCCACCTACGGCCAACAGATCCCCGCCATCGGCACCACCAGCATCACCCGGGCCACCCTCACCGCAACCGGCAACGGCGCCAACCCCAACACCTGGAACGCAGTCCTCCAATGCGCCACCTACACCGACGCCGGCCCCCAACCCACAGGCCCCCAGGCCACCGGAACCATCACCAGCAACCAAACCAG